TTTGCCCTTTCTATAAAACCAAATCCACAACATTAGGACTATTGTAAATAGTAAGAGGCTTACCTTTTTGATATTCCTTATACTCTTCTAAATAGTTCTCCATCATTGTCCAGCCATAATCCATTTGCTCTTTAGTAATCCTAAACACCTTAGAAGCATAGGGCTGTGTTTTCTCTTGTGCTATAAACACAAAGTCTGTTACATCATATCCAGCCATCTGTAACCCTCTTCTATAAAATGATGCTTGTAAGTCATAGCCATACTTTTTAACTGACTTGTTAAAAGCATAAGGTTCGCAAGATATAGTGGTCTTGTAATCTACTATTACTATTTGATTATCTGAGTTAGGTTTATCTAGTGGCGGACACATCAAATCAGGTCTGCATTTACAAAGCACATCATCTTCGTACCAGTAGATACTAGCTTCAGCTAATTTGCCTTTTGCGTTCAAGTAAGCATTACCTTCGTAAATCATATTTGCCTTCATATCAAAGATCATATTCGCATCATCTTCTTTTAAGACTATATAACCCAATGCTTCAAACTCAGCCTTCTCTTCTTTATAGGCTTTAGTGTAAGGAGAGCCTGTAAGAACTCTTACTTCTTTATCAAAAGCCTCTTTACCTTCTACTAATAAAGAATGAGCTGCTGTGCCAAACTTTAATGCAGGAGTAGATTCAGACTTATGATTAACTGCGTGTAATTGCGATTGACCAAATCTTCTAACATAACTACTGCTTATACCTACGCCAGCATGGTAATCTTCGTTAGGTATATCTTTGTAGATAAGTGCCTGTCCTCTTTGCTCAGATGCAAAGTTCTTTAATGATTCAATCTTCATGTATTAGCTCCCATTAGATAAGCTATCTCAGTCAAGGAATCTCTGACTATATATTCTCTTTCATCTACTTGAACTTTGTTCTCTCCAGTAAATACATCTCTGTAGTAACCTCTTATTTGCCTTTTTGCTAAGATCAAGGGTTTTACTTTACCTACTTCGTTTAATGTTATTTCTCTCATTTGTTATTCCTGTCTCTGATAATTAATGCAGCACCATAACAAAGATATGCCATAACACTTAACAACACTAATGCTTGTAATTTTTCTATCATAATTAACTCCTCCATTTAATATAAATATATTAAATTATATTTATATAATATGCAAGGATTAAATTATAGGATTTAAAACAGGAACTGAGCTTAGAGTAGCAAGAGTTTCTTGCAGAGAATCTAGCTCCATAGTTTCAGTGATGGCCTTTTTGTCAAAGGTAAAATAGTTTTGTGATGATGTGTTAGGTTTAAACATGATTCTCTTTTGCTCATCATCAAAGAATACAAAAGCTAGAATGTCGCAAGTATATTGTCTATAAGTTTCAGATTGTGATCTTGAGTTCTCAGCAGCAAAGACAAACTTCTTTTCTTTAGTTGCCCTTCTGCTTTTTACCTGCACAGTATATTTGGCTGACCCAAATTCAACCATTAAATCAGCAGGATGTTTTTCTTGGGTTGGGAAACAAAAGTCAGCGTATTCAAGCAAGAATGTTTGTACTAAGGATTCACCCAAAGCACCAAGTCTTGAATTATTTTGATGTTGATCTGATGTCTTTCTTGGCATTTTGACATAAGGCTAGTTTTCTTGAGTTTCTAGCTGCCCTGTTTGGTGTTTGAACTGCATACTTGCTTCTTAATACTTCCTCTGATGCTTCTAACCAACAACCCATCTCCATCAGAGCTCGTGTTTGTCTAAAATTCATAAATCCCGTGATTCCAAGCTGGAACGCCATGTCCACACATACTTCTTGAGCTGGTACAGGGAAACTTCTCCATACTTCCCATACCTTATCTAAATTAGCTACAACTCTATTGATATCATTTTCCAAAAGATACATGGCTTCATCTTCTGATATGCCATTCTTATCTAAGCAACGACCTACGCCAATAGTGTCATATCCTAAACTATCTTTATAGACTTGCAGAACTAATCCTTCATTCTTGATTAGCATTTCTTTTATGTTTTCGTACATTATTTTGTTAATCCCTTAGTTTTCTCATAGCTCCTCATACCACCTAAACCTAACATACCCATTAATACAGGTAGCATAGTAGATGTATCAGCTTGTGGCACATCAATTCCAAAAGGTGCTAATAAAGGACTAATGAGAAAGTTAACTGCAAAACCTGCAACACATACCCAAGCTGTTGCTGGTCTCCAAGATGATTGAAACCAATTACCTTTAGCTTCTTCTTTGTTGACTTCTATTTGTGCTTTTGCAATTTCGTGAATATGTTTTTCAGACATGGTTGCAAGTTCATGTGCAATCTTTTGTTTGACATCAGCATCAGGAATGAATTTATCAAGAATTTCGCTGATAGGTTTGATAAGTTTGTCTATCATAGGTTTTTGTTTGTTAGATTAATCCTCTAACTATAATGGTAATTAAGGATGCAACTATTGTTGTAAGACCGCCTAGAAGCCAAAGTCTCATACTATTTATTGATGCTTGTAAGTCATCAGTTTTTCTATAAATAGTTTTCCACCTTTCTTCGCACATTTTTTCATGAACTCTTAAATCTGAATGTACATCATTGGCGGTCTTTCTAGGCATTATTCTTCCTCTACTACCTCAACCTCTTCATTTGTAGTATTGATAGCTCTATCAAATGATTGAATACATAGATTCTTATATTCATCTGTAATGACATAATCATCATAGTATTCTTGAAGTCTAGCTAGTTTTTTACCAGCAATGTTTAGCTTAGCAGCTAGTGCCATTTGCTCTTCATTTAGATCAGCAGCTCTATATTCAGTGCCATTAAATGTAATTATTACTGGTTCTTGATTTTCCATCTTATTTTCTTCTTTACTCATTTAACTCTCCTATAAGTTTATTAAAATTAAATTATATACTAAGAATTATTTTCTATGTAAGTTTTACCAGTAGAAATTGCATCATTATATGAAGATAAATCTTCATCACTACCAGCTACATCAGGGTCTGTATAGGCTAAAACGATTTCCAAGTGGTCTACGTTTCTTTGTACCATATCGTTGATTTCTGATTGCTCCATGCCTTCAACATTCCAACTTCCAGCGTTTACTTCGTTAATTAAAGTTACGCTATCTGTTGCTGCTGTTAAGACACTACTTACTGTTTTAGGTTCTATAGTCATATTATTCTCCTTGTTATCCTTCTAGGGTTTCTATTCTTGTTGTTAATGCTTCTATTTTAGCATCTGCTTCTTGCAAAGCTTTGACTAAAATTGGTATTAATTGGGTTTCCGTTAATTTTAAAGAGTTTGTATTTGATGTGTTTACTATATGGTCATCAGTCCATCCTATTGAGTTTTCAATTGCTTTTATTTCTTGGGCTAAAAACCCTAGTTGTTTATCTGATGATTTTTTACTATGGTCTCTTTCACCATATTTTTCATGTGTATTTGGATAATAATTATCTCTATTATCCCAAACATAAGTAACAGGTCTCATTTGTTTTACGAAATTTAGTCCTGCATTATCAGGTAAGTTTGTTATATCTGTTTTATCTCTTTCATCAGAACCAACAGTTAAAGCAACTTTTGCTTCAAAATTAGTGATTGCATTATTACCAAGAATAATATTATTACTTCCAGTTGTTATATTTGCTAGAGAGTCTGTTCCTGCACCTCTACCAACACAAAGATTATTACTACCAGTAGTTATATGATTACCTGCATTACTTCCCAAAACTGTATTATTACTTCCAGTTGTGAGACCTAATCCACATTGACCAATACCAGTATTAGAAGCACCTGTAGTTACATTAAATAAACAAGCATCACCTACAGCAGTATTTAGACCAGCAGTACAATCTTCTAATGCTCTAGAACCAATACCACAATTTGAACCGCCTGTAGTATTACTTGTTAAAGCATTTTGACCAACTGCTGTGTTATATATAGCTGTAGTGAGTTTACCTAGTGCATGAGAACCTACAGCAGTATTATCAGAACCACTGCAACTAGCAGCATCCATAGAATAATGACCTATAGCAGTATTATCATCTCCTGTACAACTTCGTAAAGTTTCATTACCCAATGATACATTACGAGTACCTGTGGCATATCTTTGAGATTCTGTACCTACAGCAACACAGTTTGTTATAGTTCCAGTTTGTAAGGCTAAGTTACCAACTGCTGTGTTATAGCTACCTGTTGTATTACTGTATAAAGAGTAACGACCAATTGCTGAATTTTCTACACCAGTTGTATTGAAACGACCAGCAAAATATCCTATTGCAGTATTACCAGTAGCTGTATTATTGTTTAATGATTTGTGTCCAACAGTTGTATTTTCACTACCATCTGTGTTACTTGTTAAACCTTCTACACCAACTGCAACATTTCCAGTACCTGTAGTGTTTGCTGAAAGAGCTGAATCACCAAGAGCAACATTATTTGAAGCAGTGGTATTAGCTACTAAAGCATTTCTACCTAAAGCTGTATTCGAACCACCTGTAGTGTTTGCTTCTAATGCTAAAAATCCAACTGCTGTGTTATTAGAGGCTGTGGTGTTAGAAAAAAGAGCATCTTTACCAATTGCTGTGTTACTAGCACCAGAAGTATTTGTTTTAGCAGCATCTGTACCAACTGCTGTATTACCAGTAGCTGTATTGTTTTCTAAAGCACTATGACCAATTGCGACATTTGCAAGACCAGTTAAATTATCTTGTAAAGCTAATGACCCAATCGCAGTGTTGTTTGTACCTGTAGTGTTTTCTTGTAAAGCTGAATTACCAACTGCAACATTATCTGAGCCTGTAGTATTACCAAATAAAGCTGCTGGACCAACCCCTGTATTTTTTGTACCTGTTGTATTAGCTGTCATTGCTCTTTCACCAATAGCAACATTCCTATCTGCTGTCGTATTAGCGTCAAGTGCTAAATAACCTACTGCGGTATTTGAAGCACCTGTAGTGTTTGCTGCTAATGATTGATAGCCTAAAGCTGTATTACTAGAAGCTGTGGTGTTTGATGTTAAAGAACCTCTACCAATAGCAGTATTGTTTGAGCCTGTAGTATTACCAGCTAATGCACCACTACCAAAAGCAGCATTATAATTTCCTTCAGTTAAAGATGTAGACGATTCTCTACCAACAGAAGTATTTTGTTGTCCTGTTGTTAATGAAGCAAAAACACTATCACCTAAAGCTACATTATTTGTACCAGTTGGATAATTACCATCAAGTTTAATTGTTCCACCATCTACTGAGAGGTTACCGCTTAGATTTAATGTTGAACCATCAAAAGTAAGATTTGTTTCACCATTTAATGTATTAGCAGTACCACTACCTGTAATAACTCTATTATCAGCATTGTTGTTAATAGTAGTTCCTGAGACTGATGAAAAAGATAAATTACCAGCACCATCAGTTGTAAGAACTTGACCGCTAGTACCATCAGTTACATTTATTTCTGATATGCCAACTGTATTTGCATCAATAGAAGCTGATAAAGCTACATTACCAGTTCCATCAAAAGAAACTGCTGAAGCTGTTATGTCTCCTGCAATACTAAAATCTCTTGCTGTAGCTAAAGCTGTTGCTGTTCCTGCATTACCTGTAGCTGAAGCTGCAACTACATTTAAAGCATCTACAAATGATTTAGTTACTCTTGCATCAATAGCACTATTAGCTCTTGCATCAGTGTAATAAAGGTTTGTAGTTCCTTCGCTGACTGTATCAGTATCGCCTTGAGTATAAGATAAAACACCTGTTGTTGAGTTATAGGATAATTGTGTTGAATCTTCGCTTATAGAAGCTCTTGCTCTAGCATCTGTATAATAAAGGTTAGAGCCTTCAGCTAAATCGCCAGTGTCTTTTGTTGCAAGTCTTGTATCAAAATCAGTGTTAGCTCTTGCGCTTGTATAATATAAATTAGTACCTTCTGATAGATCACTTGTAGACTTGCCACCAAATGCAGAATCAAATCTTGTAGAAGTATAGTAAAGATTGCTAGTGCCTTCAGATACATCATCAGTATCTTTGCTTGCTAGTCTTGTATCAAATCTAGCATCTGTATAATAAAGGTTAGAGCCTTCAGATAAGTCTGAAGTAGATTTAGAACTTAAATCTAAATTAGCTCCTGTTTGTAAATTGATTCTAGTATCTGCTCTTGCGTTGGTGAAGTAAACATTAGTTGAACCCTCACCAATATCATCAGTATCTAATACAACAGCACCAGTTTGTGTATTTACACTTGTTACTGGAGATGCAGATTGAGTAAAGCTAATAACACCAGTTGAACTATTATAAGAAATATCACCAGTTGCAGATATAGCAGCTCTTGACCTTGCATCTGTATAATATAAGTTTGACCCTTCTGCTAAATCATCAGTATCGTGATTAGATAAGCTAGAAACTGTACCTGTAACTGCTCCTTCTAAATTAGCAACTAAAGTACCAAGTGAATTAAGAGTAATATTGCCTGTAGCACTACCATCTGCTGTTGTTAATCCTAATGTAAATTTATCTACTGACTCATCCCACATAAAGATACTATTATCAGCAGTACCTCTATTAATAAGCATACCTGAATCATTTACAGGACTACCTGTTAATCCTGCATTAAGCTGGAATAAGTTATCTTCTATATCAAGATTTGTTGTATCAAGTGATGTAAGAGTTCCATTAACAGTAAGATTACCTGCTACTGTTAGATCAGATGCAATTTGCACATCATCAGGTAGCGATAGTGTTATATCAGCAGACTCACTACCACTTCCTGACACTGTAATCTTATTAGCAGTTCCTGTTATTGTTGAAACATAATTACCTGTAGTATCAGTTCCTAATGCAACTGAATCAGCAGCAACACTAGTAGCTTGTATTCCAAGAGCATCAACAAATGCTTTAGTAACTCTAGCATCAATAGCTGAATTTGCTCTTGTATCTGTATAGTATAAATTTGTGTTTTCTGTTAGATCAGCAGTTGTCTTATTATTAAAAGCAGAATTAAATCTTGACTGTGTGTAATATAAATTAGTTGACCCTTCACTTAAATCATCTGTATCTTTAGATGTAAAAGCTGAATCAAATCTAGCTGTTGTGTAATATAGGTTAGTGCCTTCTGCTAAATTAGTTGTAGACTTAGTTGCAAGTCTTGTATCAAAATCTGTATTTGCTCTACCTGATGTATAGTATAAATTTGTAGTTCCTTCAGTTAAATCATCAGTATCTTTGGTAGCTAATCTTGTATCAAATGCAGAATTTACTCTTGCATCTGTATAATAAAGATTAGAACCTTCAGTCAAGTCACCTGTATCTTTAGTAGCTAGTCTAGTATCAAAATCTGAATTAACTCTAGCTGTTGTGTAATATAAGTTGCTACCTTCAGTTAAATCACCTGTATCTTTGGTAGCTAATCTTGAATCAAAATCTGTATTTGCTCTTGTAGTTGTGTAGTAAAGATTAGTATTCTCAACAACAATAGAAGTATCTAAAGTTGCAGTAGATGATTGGTTAGAACCATTACCTATAAATATCTTGCCATTATCTAAGTTAGGAGTAGCGTTACTTCTTCCAGCACCACCTACTTTAATAGAACCATTAACAGCATGACTTCTTAACACCTTACCTATGTTTTGTATTTGTGCTGATTCTCCACTTGGAGCTGTAGTTGTATATTCACCTGCTGTTGTAGATACATAAAGTATTTCACCTACTGATTCATTTGAAGTATCTATAGAAGTTAAATTACCAAAAGTAACTATTTGCAGATTGTTATTAGCATTAGCATCTTCTATTGCCATACCAAATGCAGGCATTTTAGAAGCATCATCAGCTTTTGCTTTACCTACTGTTGTTGTATTTCCTGAAACACCTGATACATAAACAACATCACCCTTAGATAAGGCTTCATCTGTTTTGGCTGTAAACCTAACAGCACCATCTAAGTCTCCAACAAATTCATCTGTTGCAGTAACTAAATTAAATGTCACATCATCAGTTGTAGCTACAGATTGTCCTATAGCAATACTAGGAGTAGAACCTTCACCAGTTCCACCTGTTACTGTTACACCAGTTCCACCTGACATAGATTCAACATAATCACCAGTTGTATCAGTTCCCAGTGTTATTGAATTGATTTGCACAACTGTATCTATATCAACATTAGTACTACCATCAAAAGATACTGATCCAACTACATCACCTGATAAAGATATAGTTCTTGCTGTGCTTAGAGTATCAGCAGAATCAGCATTACCTGTTAAGTCTCCAGTAACATTACCTGTAACATTACCTGTTAAGTTACCAGTAACATCTCCTGTTAAATTCCCAGTAAATGTATTAGATGCAGTAATACTAACACCTGTAGTAATCCAAGCATTATCAGCAGCGTTTCTTATCTTCAATACACTGCTAGATGTATCTACCCATAATTGATGGGCAAATGTAGTTGATGGTTCTGTTGAGCCACTATTAACAGTTGCAATAGCTAAAAGAGCATTGTTTAAATCTGCTCTAAAATCTGCACCTGATTGGTTTTCTATGTTGTAATCGTGTTGTGCCATATTAAAATCTCTTTTCTATTAATTTTATACCTATCTTAAATATTTATAAATTCTTTTTCATTAGTAAATCATTTTTTTATTCATTCAGTTTCGGTAGGATTAGGAGCACCATATAATAAATTTGTAAATGCATAATTAATATTATCATTACTTTCATAAAAGCTATTAATCCAATCCTCTGCTATTTCATTTGTTACTTCATCTATATCAATAAAAGATTCATTAGATGTGTTAATTTGAGAGGGATTAAAACAAATCATTTCATCTTCTAATGTATAAGTATTACCACTACCATCATTATCAGTGCCTACTAATCTGTAATGAATATTATATACAATACTTTTACCGCCTTCCTCTATTGGTTTTGCATAAATATTTTTAACTGTAACCTCAGTTGAAAAAGTATGAACATCTGAAACATTATCATTCCATGGCATTTTTATCTCCTATGTACTAAATTTAACCAATCTAACATCACATCCACCAATATATTGTGTATTACTATCACCTTCTGCATATATAAAAAAGTTTAATGTACCCGTGCCTGTATATCGAAAAGCTATAGGAATATTCCCACTATCTTTTGCTGTAGTTAATCTACTTGCAGTAATCCATCCACCAGTTAAATATTCTAAATCTGTAGAAACATAAATAGCATGAGAAGCACTTTCTGTAATTTTTGTAACATCATAAAATGAAACTACTGTATTAACATCGTAACTTGATCCTGAACCATAAGTGCCATCTGACACTAGAAAACTTATACCTTTAACTTGTCCAGCAAAAGAGCCTTTATATACTCTTACATAACCAGTATAAAAACCTGCTCCTGACCCTATTTCTGCTACATGACGATAATTTAAATCGTTTTCATTCCAATAGCCTAAAGTAGTACCTGTTTTTTCACCGCCATTAGTAGGTAAAAATAAGTCTGTAGTTATAATTTTATCTGCTGTAATTTGATTTGCTGCAATTTTATCATTAATAATAGCATTATCTTTTATTTGTCCTGTATCTACTCCGCCTGATTTAATGATTAGATTACCACTTCCGTCAGTGTCTAAAGTAACTCCATCAATTAATATTTTATCTGCTGACAAGTTATTTATTCTTGCATTATCAATAAGTACAGAACCACCACTAACAACAAAAGGACTTACACTTGAGCCAGCATCATTATCAATTTTAAAAGTATCAGCTAAGAAAGCTATTGTGCTAGTTGCTCCTGTTCCTGCATCGGCATTACTCTCAAGAACCATTTGTGCAACTTTGCCATTTGCATTTAGTTGTAATACATAAGATGCAGATGCGTTGCCATTAATATCTGTTATTGCTGTTGCGTTTGTTGTGATAGATGCTGTATTACCATTAACTGTAGAGGTTAAAGATGTAATATCTGCTGCTAAAGCAGAATCTGCATTTGCTCTTGTTACTGATTCAGAAGTAATATTTGCAGTATTTGAATTAACAGTAGAGGTCAAACTAGTTATGTCTGCTGCTAATGCTGTATCTGCATTTGCTCTTGTTGTGGCCTCACTACTAATAGATGCAGTGTTGCCATTAACTGTAGAGGTTAAAGATGTAATATCTGCCGCTAAAGCAGAATCGGCATTTGCTCTTGTTGTTTGTTCAGTAGTTATTGCTGAAGTATTACTATTAACTGTAGATGTAAGACTGGTTATTGCACTTGCATTGGCTGAAGTATCAGTTGTAAGAGTAACTATATCACTTTGAGCTGTAGCTATATTTGAGCTGTTAGTTGTTACAGTAGAGCTTAATGAATTATATAAAGTTACTAATGAAGAATCTCTAGCTTTTTCCCAACCATTATTAGATGAGTTTCTTACATAAATTTGATTATCATCATCGGTATCTGCCCACAAATCTTGTGCTTGTAATGCAGAGCCATCATTTCTTGTTGTTGGTGCTGAAGTAGATTTTATTAATTGAGTTGAGTCAACGCCACCAGCATTAATTGCAGATTGTACTTCTGCTGCTAATGCGTCTAAATCAACAGCACCATCTTGTATATCTCCTGAACCTGTTGGTGGAGTTCCAACAGTAAAATTACCTGTGGTTGGGAATCTTGCTGGACTAGATTCAACACCTAAAGTATTTAAAGAAGTAATATTAGCAACAAATAAACCAGTAGGTATAAAAGTTAAATCACAACTCTCTACATCTACCATTCTGTTCATTAGCTGATTGCCTGAACTATCTACAACATTAACTCTATATTGATAATCAGGAAAATCTGTTGGTTCATCCCAAGATAAAAATGGTCTGCCTGTAGGACTAGAATCACTATCAGTGAAACTTATGTTAGTTGGGGGTTTAACTGCATAAGCAGAAGGTAGGTTAGCTAACTCTTCTACTGGTTCTTGGGGTGGTACTTCCCATGTATAAACATCAAAGTATTCTATTAAGCTAACAGCAACTAAACCATTAGATTGCAATTCTAATGCTTCTACTCTACAAACTTTACCTGAGAATCCTAAACCTGCATAAGTTAAATCTACTATATCTCCTACATTTAACTTATACATCTCAGGAGTTCCTAAGAACTGCATAGTTGTTTGATTTCTACTTCTAGTTAAGATTGCTTTACCCATGTTATAAGCAATATATGGGTCAGTTATATAAGGGAACTCAGCCTTTATTTCTAATATTTCATCACCATCATCTGAGTAATATTCAGGCGTTGCATCATGTAAAACTGTAGCTGTATCTAATTCATATTTTTTATTAGCATTAAAGAACTCAACAATAACTTTATTTGCTTTTTTGTCTTTATTGCCATAATCAACTGATATACCAGCATCAGCAATAATATGATTATCATTAATACTAAATGATGAAGTGCCTGTATCTTCTATTGATAATTCATACTGACCATTAATATAAAGAAAAATACCCCTCATATTAGCAAGAAGCTCTTTCGCATTTTCCATTACATTTTTATTAGCATCTAAATAACCATTTGTAGTAAATCGTTTAACTTTTAGTAATGAAGAGCCAGTTTGAGAAGCATAATTACTACCAAAATAACTATTAATAAAAACAATATATTCTGCTGTTGAATCAAAGAATTGACTTCTTTGTATATCAATAATTTCATCACCATCTATAACACCATTACCATTAGAATCAAATAAATCTAATATTTCACCTATTTTATTTTGCCACCAATCTTCATTAGCATCTGCACCAGCTATTGTGAAAAAGTTATCACCACTATTTGCACTCCAAGTAAGTGATTGAGCAGTTCCATTAAAGTAAGGCTGATCAACCTGAGTATCACAAACATTAGCAGCAGAGCTAAATGTAGTCATATTAATTTGTGATGCTGTTAAACCTTTTCCATATTCATTGTTAGTAATGTAATCTAAAAATACTAAAGCTGGATTATCAGAATGTTTATAAGTAGTTGGAGTACCAAATTGTTGATTTGTATCTCTTGGGTCATAAATTCTTTTACCTTTAACCTGAACTGTTAGTTGTGGTACTCCTGCAAACATACCTTCTTTATCATACTTATAATGTGCTGCTATATAACATACTCCATTTAATTTATGTGATGAAGTCCAGTTAGGCATTGATGCAACAAGCATAGGGTCTGCTGTTTGTGATGCAGTACCATGATGAAGATTTAAAGTGATTCTATATCTTGCGTTTTGATTAGTACCAAACTGTCCTGCTCCAGCACTTGCAGTAGAACCAACTTGAGATACTGTATTTAAAGGCTGATGCCCATTGTAACCAGTTTGATTGTTTCTGTCTGAACCAACATAGCATC